AATAGTCAAAGCGCATTAGACAGAACAAACGTTGCACGTTTAGTTGCATATGTTCGTCGCCAATTAACTATCGCAGGTCGTCCGTTCGTCTTTGAACCAAATGACGCATTAACACGCGAACAAATTAGCGGTGTTGTTGAGTCATTGATGATCGATCTTGTCGCTAAGAGAGGTATCTTTGACTACTTGGTAGTCTGCGATGAATCAAATAACACTCCATCAAGAATAGATCGTAATGAGTTGTGGATCGATGTTGCTATTGAGCCAGTGAAGGCAGCAGAATTCATCTACATCCCAGTACGTATATTGAATACTGGTGAGTTAGCAGGAGCGTAATAAAAAATAATGAGGGCTCTGTGAAGGGCCCTCAAGACTGATAAATATAGTATATTAGGAGATATTACAATGGCAACAGCCTCACAATCATTGTTCAACATGACAGTAGCATCTGATAATGCCGGTGGCAATCAGGGCCTGTTGATGCCAAAATTGCAATATCGCTTTAGAGTTAATTTCATTAACTTTGGCGTAGATGCAAACGGCGGGTTGAGCTTAACAAAGCAAGTTGTAGATTGCACACGTCCAAACTTGACTTTTGCTGAAATCCCACTACAGGTTTATAACTCTGTAATTAAAATTGCAGGTAAACATGCTTGGGCAGATATGACAGTCACTATCCGTGACGATGCATCTGGCACAGTAGCAAAGGCTGTTGGTCAGCAATTACAGAAGCAGTTAGACTTCGTTGAGCAGGCAAGTGCTGCAACAGGTCAAGATTATAAGTTCCAAACAAACATTGAAATTCTAGACGGTGGTAACGGTACTGCTGCTCCTGAAGTTCTTGAAGCTTGGGAACTATATGGTTGCTTCTTGAAAGGTGCAAACTATAACAACTTGAACTATGGAACTAGCGAAGCGGTAACTATACAGTTATCAATCGCTTACGATAACGCAATCCAAGCTCCAATTGGTTCAGGTGTTGGTGCAAGCATCGGCAGAATCTTACGTGGAGACAGCGCAACTGGTATCGGCAGTTGATAGTTAGAGTAAATAACTAACTATGGGACTAGGTAACTGGGGTCAAGAACTGCAAAATGGTGCCGCTGCTTTCTTTGGTAGCGAGTACCTCAGAGACTATAGACACGCAAGCAAAACATTTAGGAGCAATAGTTATGCTAATGCTCCTAAATATAAATTTCTCTTCCATACATATTTCGATATTAATCCTGCCGCTCTAGGCAGCGAATTAAGTTCAGATAATAATTTTGGTTTATTAGTTAAAGATGTAAAACTTCCGTCTTTTAGATTTGCCACTCATGTTTTAAACCAGTACAATAGAAAAAGAATAGTACAGACAAAGATAAATTACGAACCAATACAGATAACTTTCCACGATGATAACCTTAATCAGATTGCTAGAATGTGGTATAGTTATTTCACATATTATTATAAAGATGCTACAAAAGTAAATGTTTTATTCACAGGTGCTAGAGGCGGTGTGCAAGATACAGGTCAACAACCTGCCAATAGCCCACCTGGTAGCGGAGTGAATTTTTTTGATAGAACTACTTATAAACCTAATTTACAAACAGCTGGTGGCGATGATTGGGGATATATTGGAGAAACTAGTCAACCTAGCCCAGAAGGTGATCCTACTAAATTACCATTTTTTAAAAGAATAACAGTGTTTGGTTTCAACCAACATAATTTTACAGCATATAGTTTTATAAATCCAATCATCACAAATTTCGCACACGACACCTACAACTATGAAGAAGGTGGTGGAGTGATGAAAAATACAATGACTATTGATTATGAAACTGTTGCATATGAAGCAGGTGAATTAGACGGTGAGAATCCGGGCAACATAGTAAGCAAGTTCGGTGATGTCGCAAACTATGATAGAACTAAGAGCAGCATCACAACTGCAGGTGCTAACGGTAAGGTATTAGGTAAAGGTGGGCTGGTAGATAGTGCAGGTGGAGCTATAAAGAAAATATTCAGCGGAGATCTTACTGGAGTCAAAGATTTAGGTCAATTATATTATAATTTTAAAGATAAAGATTTAAAATCAACATTAAAAAATGAATTGACTCAAAATCTTGAAAAACAATTGACACAGACAGCACAAAATGCCGTGCGCAATAATTCAGTTATCATAGCAATAAACGGTGCAACTCCTAGCGGGAGTGCTAATGCACCTACAGTCAGTAAGCAACCAAGTAGTCCGGCTCCTGGTTCAACAACAGAAGGTGCTAAACCAGCTGGACAACAAATCAATAATCCAAATGGTCCAGTTGTTCCTCCTAAACCAAGTACTGCTAGACCTGTAACGACTCCTCCTAGAGGTTAATCATGCCAATTTTTAATACAGAAAGAAATGATTTAGATAGAACTGTAAAAATATTTGATAGTTTTTATGCTAAACAATTAGTCATACCTAGCAATGACTTCGATGTAGTATATGGTTATTTTTCATCTGTATGTAAAACAAAACAAATAGCAGCAAATTTTACTGCTGTGTTTTTTAGAGTATGTCAAGAAAGCGGTATTAGTCCAATGGATTTTTTACAGCAGATAAAAGGTACCAGCAACAAGTTACAGATGAATTCTATCATCACTTATTATCTTAATAGTTTTAAATCGAAAACTACACTTTATGGAATAAGCATAATTCCTAAAGCAAATCAAAACGTAGCACGTAATGTAGTATTGTAAAATGGGCAATTGGGCCAAAGGTAAATATAAATTAAAAAATCCCGGCAAGTATATAGGTAAGCATCAACCTACATATAGGAGCGGCTGGGAACTCACTTTCATGACCTTCTGTGATAACAATAAAAGTGTGATAGCATGGGCTAGCGAATCTATGGCCATACCCTATAAGAATCCATTAACAGGAAAACCTAGCATGTATGTTCCTGACTTTTTTGTTATGTACGAAGATAAGAATGGAGTTCAGAAAGCAGAAGTAGTAGAGATAAAACCTAAAAAACAAAGCTTAATAGAAAGTCGCGTAGCCAGCGCTAAAGATAGAATAGTAGTAGCAATAAATCATGCTAAATGGACTGCGGCTACAGCATATTGCAAACAGCAAGGATTAACTTTTAGGGTCATAACTGAAGATGATTTGTTTTACAAAAGCCGACGCTAAAATAAATACTTTATGACCAAAAAACTTGAAGAGTTATTCCAGCTAAGTAGTAACGAAGCTGAAGATAAAGAGCTTGATTTGCCACCTGAAACTAAAGAAGTAACAGAGCAAGCATTAAACAATCTAGAAAAGATCGAAAATGCACTGCCTCAAGTCCGTGGGCTTGAGACTGCCGACATAGAGATGGATGAACTAGCAGGTTTGGCTCAAAGTAGTTATAAAGATTTGATGGATCTTGGTATGCAAGTGGATAGTCGTTATAGTAGCGAAATATTCAATGTCGCGGGCACTATGCTTGGACATGCTATAACAGTTAAAACAGCAAAAGTAAGCAAGAAACTTAAAATGATAGAATTACAATTAAAGAAAGCAGCGTTGGATCAAAAGCAGTCTGCTAAAGATGAGCAGATAGAAGCCACTCCTATCGGTCAGGGTAAGGTACTAGATCGTAATGAGATACTAAAGGCGTTCACATCTAAATCATTGGAAAAATGATAAATATTATAACGGAACTATACTTATGAAAAGCTTGAAACAATACATCGCAGAAAGTGTGCATACTTATAATTATACTATCAAGATTGCGGGAGAGATAGACAAAAACTTCCTCGATCTATTCATGTATAATCTTAAAAAGTTTGATCCTATAGAAATCAGCAAACCAAGTAAAACTCCTATTCAAAAAGCACCATATGGATTTCCTAATCTGTCAAATCAAGAAGTAACAATCATTAAATGCAAATTTCGTTATCCTGCTACAGAACCAATGGTACAACAGATGGCTCAATTGTTAGGTTATAACGTAGATATGGTAAGAATGATCAATAGTGATTACGAAGATAGCATCAATAATGAAGTAGAAGAATATAAGAATCAGATGGCAAACAGTCCTGTCTTGACTCATGTAGAACAAAATGAGACTGATGCAAAACAAGCAAGTAAAGAGTATGGCGATTCATATTTGAGCAGCATAAAAAAACAAACTGTTGATAACAAAGATTATGATACAGAAAGTCAATATGCCGCTAAGAAAACACCTGACAGTTTTGATCCGTTCAAGCCATATCTTGATGACAAAAAATTAGGTGACAAGAGCCCAATGACAAATATTAAGCGCCCAGCAAAGCCTAAGACAGGCGCTAGCGCATAAGAGGATTATTATTATGGATTTTAGAAAATTTTTAGAAATCTCTGCTGAAGCAGAATTGCTTGAAGCAAAGAAAAAGAAAGAATCAACTAGCGAAAAAGATCATAAGGCTGAAAAGGCAGGAAAGAAAGTTGCCAAAGATATTGAATATGATGAAGGTCATAAAGGCAAAGATGATAAGAAGGCTGAAAAGGCAGGCAAGAAAGTAACCAAAGATATCGAATACGATGATAAGAAAGATAAAAAGAAGTCATTGAAAGATTGGTTTGAACTTATTGATAAGAACATGCTTGCAGAAGCAGAGCAGATCACTATGGAGCCTGCAAAGCAAAACACACAAGTCATCAAGCAAGGTACTAAGACATTAGGTACAGTTTCTAATCCAGCATTAGCAGCACAGATCAAAGGCGCTATAGGCAAAGGTGAGATGAACCTCGCTGGTCATGAGATCAAAGAAGAAGAACTTGACGAGAAGGTTGAGATTTTTCATAGACAAGATCCTGGCGCCGACATGGAACGCTACCACAAAGACCCAAACAATCCCGCAGCAGTGGCCAGTCGCAAGGCAGCAGCCGATGCTGCTAAAAAATTGCGTTCCACTGGAGATCTCAAGTCTAAAAAAATGGGACAGGAAATAGGAACCGATGCAGGCGGCGCAGTCAAACCAGTCAGCACCTCCAGTCAAGGCTTCAAGAAAGGCAGTGGCATGGTAGAACAAGAAATGGAAGAGAGCGATCTTCAAGCATATCTAGGTAAAAAGAAATATGGCAAAGAAGGCATGGCTGCATTACAGAAAGCAGGTCGTGACGGTGCCAGCAAAGAAAAGATAGCTAAGATCCGCGCACAACATGATAAGATTGATGAAGCTGACAAGCCAAATTATTGGGTGCATGATGAAAAGGAAGATCATTATTATGGTCCATATGGCAGCGAACGTTCAGCGAAAGAAGGCGGTAGAGTAGGTCCTGGCGCAACTATCAAAAAATTTCCAGGTAGCGTACGTAACCCACGTTCATTGAGTCCTTCAGATACACGCATGGCAAATGCTAGAAAAGGAGCAGCAGCACCGGGAACTAAAATGAATGAAAAGGCTGTAAGTAAAGCACAACAAAAATTTATGGGAATGGTACATGCAGCACAGAAAGGTGAGAAGGCAGCAAGCAAAGAAGTAGGTGATGTTGCTAAGACTATGAAAAAGAAAGACGTAAAAGATTTCGCACAAACTAAACACAAGGGTCTTCCAGAAAAGAAAAAGAAAGTCAAAGAAGCAGAACGCCCAAGCGATCAAGTAGATATGGGCGCAGGTTTAGGTGCAGGTCGTAATGACAAAGTATTAGAGGCTAAGCCTGATTTCTTAGACTTAGATAAAGATGGTAACAAGAAAGAACCAATGAAGAAGGCAGCAGCCGATAAAAAGAAACAAAAGGTAAAAGAATCTATGAATCATAAATTAATGTCAGCAAAATTACGTGGCAAAGCCCATGCGCTTGCCAAAGAAAGCTACAATAATAAATTTGATGAGGGCAGCGATGAGCGCCGTAGTTATCATGAAGGTTATGTAGAAGGTCTTGACGAGTGCTATGGTATGGGCGGTAAGCAGATGCCTGTGCAGGGACTTGTAGTAGGTGAAACAATGCCAGCAGCAA